TTACGCTTTGTGGAAGGTCACCAGCTCAGGACGGGCGATGCGCAGGTAATCCTGGGTATCCATAATCACGGATTTCTCCAGCAGGCCGGCGTTAAACGCGATTTCGTCAAAGCGCTCGAACAGCAGCGGGTCGGCAACCAGCGCCAAATCAGGATGGAAGCTAAAGGGCGGGATCGCGCCGAAAACGCAGGCGGTCAGGGTATCGACCTCAGCCGGGCTGGCGAGGGAGGCCTTCAGCCCGCCAAAATGGCGGGCAAGCTGGCTCAGGTCGGCCTGCAGATCGGCGGCGAGGATAGCCAGAACGTGTTTTTTTACGCCGTTTCCCTTCACCTTGCAGACGAGGGCCTTTGCGCCTTGTCGCAGATCGGTCCCGCGAATTTCACTTACCGCTTCACATTTCCCGACCGCCTCGTGCTCCATGACGCGAAACCGCGCGCCCTGCTCGGTGAGTAAGGTAATCAGTTGCTGGTGGGTGCCTGTTCCAATAACGTCGTCAGTCATAACGATTTTCCCGGTGATAATCCAGTATGCAGCGTTCTACATTAGCACGGGATGAACGGGGTCGAAAGAAAACAGCCAGCGCGTTCGCTGGCTGTTGGGTTATGCGTTGCTGGTAGCAGATTGCTTGTGGAGCAATTCGCATCATTGCAACTATTTGTATTCTATTAAGAAATTTTCTTCCCCAAATCATCCCCAAAAAAACTCCCCAAAACGTATACCGCATAAATCGGAAATCAGGGGGGCTCTCTGGTTCATACATCCCGTTAAATAACTAATTTTTTCCATTCCAAACCGCGATCATCTCCATACATAGCGCTCATAGCTTCTGTCTTATGACCAAGCAATGTTTTTACATCTATACCCTGGGCTTCATATGTTCTTGATGAAAGAGATCTCTGCTCATGGAAAGGAGGCAAGGCGGTGCAATCCTTTGGCCACACGATATTCGCTTTGTCTCTCGCTTCCTTAAAATACTTAGAAATTGTTTTTTCAGGGACGTGTGAGCCTGCCTTACCATAAGCATGATGTTTAACGTGATGGATTAAATATGGGCTTACAACTCTGTCCCGACACTTGCTTATGACATCAGACAATGTCATTCCAATGGCGTCACATCTTAAATTTAATGGAATAGCTAACTTCACGCCTGTTTTGTTCTGAGTTATATGAAGGTGATTATCCCAGATGTCGCTGAACTTCATCGACACTATGTCTCCAATACGCTGGCCCGTTACCAGAGCCAAAAGCATGGAATTCTGAGCGCATGGAGGCATTGATCCAGCGCTTTCATAAATTAACTTCCATTGTTCAATGCTCAGTCTGCTTCTCTTCACCCTAGCTATCGGGTTCTTCACTGCTAAAGCAGGGTTATAACCTGGGTCAACCTCGCCAGCATGCTGTGCCTCTTTAAATACGTCGTTCAGAACGCTTCGCACAAGCTGACCCATTCTGTGTTTACCTTCAGATTTATATTCATCAATAATTGTTGCAATCAGTTTTGTGTCTACATCCTTGAGGCGTATATTAGGAGCCCTGTCAGCGAGAACTTGAGCACATATTCTTCTTGATTTAACAGTCGGTTTTTTTATCTCTCCATCACGCATTCTTTCCATCTGAATATCTACGTATCTTTTTATCCAGTCTGCAACACGAATTCCTTGTTCTTTCTTTTCTGAACTCTTCATGGCCATATCAATCAGTGCGAAAGATTGCCGTGTTTCCTGCTCAGAGGTTATCCGATTCAACTCAGTAGCAGCGGCCTTCGCGGCCTCTTCATCAGTTCCGAAACCTATAAAAGTTCCAGTGACAGGATGGCGATATTGCCAGTAAATTTTTGATGTACGTTTATCCAACTTGCAATAAAGGTTGGGTATTTTAACGTTATGCTTTCTGGGGCGAGCTGCCATTTATTGCTTTCTCCACTAACTGGCGAGCCTTGTCTGATAAAGATGATGAAATATCAACATTGCCTACCATGCCAATAAAACGAGCGTCCTCATCTATAACCCAGCGTCGACCTTGCTTTAAAGCTGGTGGGAAAGTTTGCTTGGTCTTGGCTATTTTGTTTAATGCTGAGTTGCTTAATGGATATTTGAACCCATTAGGACCCGACGCCCACTCATGAAGTGTTACTAACTGCCCCATACGTTGATCTCCACTCAACCGGCTGCACCCGGCTATCTCTTATAGAAAATGCAAGATGAACAACCACCACGAAGCCCATCATTGCAGGTACGACATCTTTTTGTTTCGGTGTAATAAAGCTGGTGGACCATCTCCTTCGTTACGAGAACAGGCATCGGCACGCGGATGACCAGCTTTTTGAGCCTGTCTATCTCGGCTGCGTGCTCCAGCGCTATATCCTTCCAGTCCTGCGCCTCTGCCATCCACCAGGCTATGCCGGCCTTAAGGCGGCGCATGCGCCGCCGCTTGAGTTTGCTGGCCATGTTTATTTACCGAATATCCATTGGTTACCAGCATGGGCTTGAAACTTAACTGAAGTGTCTGGCAGCAGTAGTTCCTGCACTACCTCGCCGGTTTCGACAAAGTAATAATTGCTGTCAGTAACATTGTTAATAAATAAACCCTGTCGTTCAGCCTCACTAAGCCTACCAATTATTTTCATGACTTTTTTACCAATCGGACGATAGTCAGGCTCTGCCCCGGCTAACTTTGCCGCCGCATAGTTATGGTGACCATCCATTAAAATGGTGTATTGCTGACCACGCAGAACTATTGGGTACACAGAAACGATGAAGCGTTTAAATCTCAATGCACGGTCGACAACTTTTGCATTATCAAGATAGCGCTGACTGCTAATTAGTTTGCCCTTTATCACGCCTTCACCTCCTGCTGCGGTGCTGCTGGATACGCGCTACCATTCTGACCTGGTTCGTTGCTTCCGGTGCATGCATGCCTGTGGTCATTGGCGTGCGGGCAGCGTTTGTTGCCGCATTCAGGGCAGACGACGAATCGCATGTCGGAAATTTTCACCGGGCGGCAGGTGTGGCACCAGCATTTGGTTGACGTTTCCGCGTTTTCCCGAAAATTGTTGGTTGACGAATTTGAGATTTCCCGAAAATCGGGCTCGGCACCCTGAAGCATGGCGGCGCGGCAGGCGTCATAGGATTCACGCATCGCGTCTTTTACCCATCCAAGCGGCTTATTACCGCGAATTTCCAGCCATTCATCGAACGTTGGCACAGATACCGGCGCTGGCGGGGAGGTGTAGACAGGCATATCACAACCCGGCGCGTCAGTAAGCTCGCCCTCTACGTGACCGCGCTCAAATGACGCTGAATACAGCCACGCCACCGGCTCCGCTTCGAGCGATGCCAGCGCTAGCTTCATCGCAGCAAGCGCATTGGCAGCATCTTCGTTTACAACGCCGGGCACAGCATCGCGCTCTTCTTCAAGCTCCGCGATGGTCTTCAAAAGCCATTCTTTGGTAAGTGTGCTCATGGTTAGTCCAGCCATTTAATTTGTTGGGAGCGACTCAGGGCGCCATAGTGAAATTTTGAGGTACCAACGTAGGTTCGGGTGTGGCGCTTGCCAACCACTCGGCACATATAGCCCCACTCTTTCCAAAACTGCTTCATGTTAGCCATTTCACTCTCCTTTACCGGCTGCGCGGTCGATGCGTTCAATTTCGGCCAGGATTAACGCACCAGCTTTCACAAGGTCACGACGCGGACCAGATTGCTTCCACCACTCAGGAGCCCACGGCCAATGCTCCGGAGTTGAGAAGCCTTGATTGTGTGCGTTAATCGCATAGCAAGCTGCAGCATCTGCCAGCTCACTGTTTTGATAGGCGTCGTCATGCTCAGAAGTCCAGCCCTCAATAGACCTCTGCCGCTGACGTTCTGATATCACATCCAGAAGTGCATGATTGAACGCCAGCACCCCCAGCTCAGCAATCAGCTTCTGTGCGGCTTCCAGCTCATCCAGCAGCGTCACCGCGTCAAGAGCCATCTGCTGTATGATTTCAACGTCTGCTTGACCGAGGGTGTAGCCAGCTTTCAAATCAGCAACTGCTTGCACAGCCCGTTTGTCTATGTTGCTCATTGGGCGGCCCCTTTGTGAGATTTTGTGATGTAATCCGCCAACTCACCTTTCTTATTGAGACTCTGCATCTCCATCATGTCTGTGATAGACATACCTGATGCTGGAGTAACCACAACAAAGTTTCCATTCACTTCCAGAGTGCGCCCTTGCTCTTCCATACGCTTTACGAACGCAACGATTTTGTTGCTCATGAGTGATCTCCTTTGCGAAGCTGGGCGGCTATGGCTTTGTGCTCATCAATAATTTGCGATGCTTCTGCATGAGCCAAACCTTCGAGAGAGATAACGCCTGTGTCACTTATCCCAGCCAGGCTAATCAGTTCAACAAGGCGACGCGCTTTCTTCACGCTAATTTCCGGCGCTATAACGCTGCGGGTAACTTTCTTCTTACCCTTTGCTGCAGCAGAAGCTTTATCCTTCTGAAGAACCTCACCGGCCTTCTCGCCGAACTCTTTTACGCGATCAACGGCAACATCTACGGACACGGTCCCGGATTTAACTTCTTTCTGAACGTCGTGGTTAGCTGTGCTGAGTAGCAGGAGCTTCTCGACAGTAGGAACAGACTTGTTGACCAGTTTTGCGATCTCGCTGGTGGTCTGATTGAAGGCGTTATGCAGCTCCTGAATAACTGCAGCCTGTTCCATATCGGAGAGCGGGAGCTGGTTGTTACTGGTCATGATGCGCGCCAGGCGCTGAACATCGTTACCGTTGAATGGCATGATATGGATGCGGTCTACTGGCTTACCAGCTTCTGCACAGCGTGCATAGCAGCGACGCCGACGGTGGCCTTCAACAACCCACACTCCACCTTCATCACGGGCGATAACCTCCAGCGGGGGAACGGAGCCACCGTTCATCAGGTAGTTGAAGAGGTCATCATCTGCCTGGCGGGTTCGTTCATCATCTTCGCGTTTGTTGAAACCTTCCCGCACATGGATTTGGTCAAGGCTGATGAACATCCCGGTATCGGTGCGCTTGATGGTCCCGTCACGGGTCATTTGCTTGAATGAGTTAGCCATCAGAGAGCCACCTCGTTATTTTGGGAAATAACGACGGTAGACAACTCACGCAGTTCTCGCTGGGCTTCCAGTAAATGCATATTGGTTCTGATCTTCGTGTGGCGTTCAACAATGCGGTCACACTCTTTGGCCCAGCTTGCGACATCTTCACGCAAGGTGACGTTCTGAGCAGCCAGTTCCTTACGCTGAGCCATCGCTTCACAAAGCGCGACGCTGGTATAGTCCAGGCGGTTAGCCAGTTCGGTCATAATGCCGCGATAAGCTGGCGGAAGGAGAGGGGCGGCCTTACGCGCTGCGTCGATCAGCTGCTCCCGGGTCATGTGTGGTTGTAACTCGGTGACGTTCTGTGTGTTCGTCATGGATAGTTTCTCCGTGTTATACGCGCTCTGCACAGCGCTGAATTTTGGTTGCACGAATCCCTCGCCGGTTGGCGACAAAAAATAAAGGGGGTTCGTTTTAGTAAGCACCCAACCAGGGCACTTAGTGAAACGGGCGGCTGCCACCGCCAGTCAGCTTCTCCACAATTGAGAGCGCGTTCTCCTGAGTTGATTTAACGACTACGGCCTCTCAAGTTGAACGCTGAACGCGCTTTCAGTTGTGAAAAGGGGCGGTCGACATTAAGGACATTCACAACTGCCGACCGCCAAGACTACACACAGCATCTGGTACAGCTACTACGGTTTACCACGGTCCTAACGTGATTTGGTTGTGGTGGACGGTGCTGAACTCCGTCTTTGATGGTATTTGCCGCCATACTTTCAGGCGCGTCCCAAGTCTCCCATTTCCATCCATCCGGCCATTACGGGTGCGCATCAGCCTGCGCATTCACCACAACGGAAAGAGCAATGAGTAGGGATTCGAACCCTCTACCAAGAATGGCGATCTCCGACATCGCTCAATGCTCTTACCTGTTATGGCCTCGTCTCTTCCGAGGTGTCACACCTGATCGCCACGCTGGTGAAACGTCTCTGGCTGTCGTACACAACTGGCTTGCACATTCCGGCTACCAGCTGGATCGGGATACTGCCTAAGGAATCCCCGGACCGCTGCGGCACATGTGCTATATGCCGTACTGCAACTGCTGCCTGTCTTTTCACCACATCAGGCTCAGTGGTATTCTTGGAGTTCTCACACAGCCAAGAAGATAAACCTATGAATAACGATATTACTGAGTTAAGACTCACTGCTATTGAAGCTGCGATTAAAACCATTTCAGCTGCAATATGTGCTAACGAGGGGCCACTATCAGATGACCTGCATAACCAAATACAATTGTTGCGCGATCAACTTTCAAACCCAGAAAACACTGTGAAACAAGAAGCCATTACCTATCAGACCATCAAGCTTCTGGATTCGCTAAACTGCGACCCGTGGGATCCGTTTTAAAAAACTTCTCGTTGAAGGCCGCCATTTTTGATTTTGATCGAGCCCTTCGTTCGGCATGAAGGGTAAGTTGCATGTCCGAAAGAGCATTAAAAACGGCCGCATTGAACGCCAGAAACTGAGATTCATCACTGCACTCGGCAGTAGTTTTTCCATCCACCATCAACTCTATCTTCATGCCTGACACCATAATGTTCGCTGCTGATGAATAAAATCTAACTTAACTTAGTTTTTAGGTCAAGGGTAAACACCAAACTTTTCTTAGTTTAGTGTTTTGAAGAGTTAGGGAACTTAGATTTCGTACTGAACGCCTTTGACAACGCCAATAATAAGGCAGTTACCGTTGATCGGTATGTTGGGGTAGCGAGGATTTAGTGGGACTAAAAATTTTTGTGGGCCATCAATGACAAGTTTTTTAATAGTCGCTTCGTTAGTGCCATCAATACGCGCAACAACAATCTTACCATGAAGGGGTTCGACATCTGGATCAACAATAACGGTAGCCCCTTCAGGTATTGTTGGGAGGCCATTTGGATTGGTCATTGAATCCCCTTTGACCTCTAAAGCGAACGAGCTATCTCCAATGCGAAGTGATGTCTCAACCCATTTATCGACATCGCTGAACAAATCAGCAGTTTTACATTCCGTAAACTGCCCAGCCTGAACCCAAGAAATCACTGGCACACGCCGCATTTTAGTTATGAGGGTACCTTCAAATTCGGTGCCGTAAAGAATGTAATCTATTGATGTATTGAAAAATTTCGCCAGCTTAACCAGCGATTCACCGTTTGGGATATTCACATCCTTTTCCCAATAACCGACCGCTACGTCACTAACACCGCAGAATTTACCCAGTTCTTTTTGAGAGGTTCTTGTAACCCTACGTAGGGCTTTAATGCGCTGACCAACCGTTTCCATGAAAGCACCAAATTTAAAACAGACTAAGCAATCTTAGTTTTTATTGACCAAAGTTAGATTGGTTATTAATATCTAATCAAACTTAGCTAAGGAGGCTTTATGACAACCGACGAGATTGAACAACATTTCGGCAGCACTGAAAAAGTTGCCGAATTTTTTGGCATCACTAGTGAGGCCGTTTACCAGTGGCGTAACCGCCCAGGACGCTTAATCCCAAAAGGACGAGCTGCTGAAGCTGCGTATCGAACTGCTGGTGAACTGGAATTCAACCCAGAACGTTATGGCAAGAATACATCGCCAAGCGATCAGAAATAACCACAGAGATAAGGGGTTAACCGTGGGTATAGAACCTGAATGGAAAGTTGAGAAGCAGCCCGCATGGCTGGTGGCTGCAATCAGGAAGACAATTGCTGCTTTGCCAGGCGGATACGCTGAAGCGGCGGAGATTCTGGACGAAACCCAGAATTCACTCTTTAACCGCCTTCGTGCTGGTGGCGACCAGATCTTTCCAATGGGCTGGGCAATGGTGCTGCAAAGCGCTGCTGGAGTAAGTTACATCGCTGACGCGTTCTCTCGTGAAACTGATAACGGAATTCACGTTCCCGGCGCCGTGCCTGATGATGAAAACGAAGAGATTGGCCTGAAATTGGCCGAGCTGGTGGGGAGGCTTGGTGAGCTGGTCAATGCTTACCGTCATTACATTGAAGATGGTGTAGTTGACCGGAGCGAGTGGCAAAGTCTTAACGATATCGCATATCAGTTCAGGGTCACTCTCATGACGTTCCTGAACCTTATTTCCCGTGTTTATTGCCTCCCAGAAATGGGTGAGGCCCGCGAGTGTGCAGCTCCGGGCCCCTTGGCGTGTCGTATCAGTGGAGAAACTAACGCATGAACAGTGTAACGGTAAACAACCGTCTCCCGCAACTACGTGGTATTCCCGTTGTTGGAACCTCGTCGTTTCGGTATGAGCGGATGGTATCAGGCCGCTGGGTTCCATGTAACCACAGCAGGGCTATGGCGATTGTGGGGGTCTGGCGTCGGAAGGGGAGAGCGCTATGCGAGAACTTAACCGGCGTTTCAGAGATCACTATGGCGTCCCGGTGCGCGTCATCAGATGGGAGCCAGAGACCCGACGCGTTATATACCTCCGCGAAGGGTACGATCATGAGTGCTTCAGCCCTCTTGAGCAATTCCAGCGTAAATTTACAGAGTTAAAGGACGACCATGAGCAGAATCTTTGACATCGTCCAGTCAATGTCAGGCCAGAAGAACGTCATTGTTCTTCCCAGGCCGTACCTGCTGTTCTTTAAAGAAGACCAGCAGGCTCATGCGCTGGCAGCAGTTCTTAATAACCTCGTTTTCTGGTCAGCATTTGGGGATGAAGACGGGTGGTTCTATAAAACTCACAAGGAGCTTGGAGCTGAGGCGGGCGAATTAACTGAAGACCAGACAGAGCGGCTGGTTAAAAAGTTGGTAAACAAGTATCTGCCTGGCGTGATCGAGACCTGCTCTCGAAAGGTCAATGGTACGCCAACCAAGCATTATCGCATCGACGGCGATGCTCTAATCTCATTAATCTTTCCAGAAAATAACGATTCCGCAAAAGTACGTAATGGAAAACGTGAAGATGCGGAATCAAAACCGCGAAGCTGCGTTTCTCAATCCGCGAATGACAGGAATCTTGGGAGCCGCGAAAGTACGGAATCCTATCTCTATACAGACTTTAATACAGAGTTAAACAAGCAGACTAATAAACCTATTTGTCCGGTTGCGCCGCAACCAGACCGTGATGTGTTGATCACCGATCAGGCTAAACAGGTTTTAACCCATCTCAACCAGGTGACCAGTTCGCGTTATCAGGTATCAACCACCTCGCTGCAGAACATCCGCGCCAGAATTGGGGAAGGCTACACCGTGGATGAGTTGCTGAGGGTCGTTGATTACTGCAACGCCAAGTGGAGCGAAGACCTGACGATGGCGGCCTACCTTCGACCACAGACGCTTTTCCAGCCAACCAAGTTTCCTGGCTATCTGAAATCTGCGAACAGCTGGGACAAAGCTGGCCGTCCACCGCGTGTTAACGGTGAGTGGCTCCGTGAAGATGGCGTATTCAAATCCAGCTTTAAGAATACCGACTACAGCAAAATTCCTGACGGTTTCAGGGGGTAAATTCATGAGCCTTTTGAAAGACATTCAGATTTTCATCGCCACCAATCCTGGCTTAACGAACAAAGAAATTGCGGCGTCTATGCCTCAGTACGATGTTCATGCAGTGCAGCGCGGGGTATGTCACCTGGTAAAACTGAATCGCGCAACCCGCCAGCACAACGGCAAGTGCTACCAGTATTTTGCTAAAGCTCCTGGTGGGGATGTAAGCGAAGGACGTTCTGTAATGAAAATTAACCGGGCAGATACGCCAGTTTCTACCGAGCAGGATGAAGCGCCTAACCCGGTAGTAACCGCGATGATGGAAAAGGCTCAAGGCCTTTTTGAAAAGAGGCTGTATCAGCGTGCAGCCACAGTTCTAATGGATGCCTTCAACCGTTCAAAAAGCGAAGAGCAGCGAATGAAGATACTGATTGAGCGCCAGCGTTGTCTTCGTATGGCCTCGAAAGTTAAAGCGCCAACTGACGCATGGTGTCTGGCTGGCCAGGCGAGGAACATCTGATGAAATACTCACTGATTTACGCAGACCCAGCCTGGGAATACGGTAACACCGCCAGCAACGGCGCGGCTACTAACCACTACGGCACAATGAAGCTGATCGACATGAAGCGCCTGCCTGTTTGGGACCTGTCTGCTGATGATGCCGTTCTGGCTATGTGGTTCACCGGAACCCACACCAAAGAAGCTATTGAACTGGCTGAAGCATGGGGCTTTAAGGTCCGCACCATGAAGGGATTCACCTGGGTTAAGCTCAACCAGCTGGCAGAGCAGCACATCAACAAAGCACTTCAGGCTGGTGGAGTAGAGGACTTTTACGACTTCCTCGACCAGCTAAACGATCAGACCCGCATGAATGGCGGTAACTACACCCGAGCCAATACCGAAGACATGTTGATTGCCACTCGTGGAAATGGACTTGAACGCAAGTGCGCCAGCATCAAGCAGGTTATTTACAGCCCACTCGGTGAGCACAGCCAGAAGCCAGCAGAGGCGCGTTTCCGTCTGGAGATGCTTTACGGTGATGTTCCACGCATCGAACTATTCAGCCGTTGCGGTGCGCCTGGCTGGGACCACTGGGGAAATCAATCTGAATCACCAGCTGTTGAGCTTATACCGGCAGTTGCCGTTCCCGTGAAAAAACTACAGGAGCGCGCCGCATGAAAAAGCTATCTACCGAGCATGAGAACGCTGTGCGTGATGTAGCCCGTCAATGCAACGATGCCATCAAAAAAGCCCTAAAGCAGAAGCCAAAGCCAAGCTGGAATGTCGTAGTGCCTCCGATCCTGAAGGAGTACCACGAGAAGGTTAAACCGATGGGCGTAAGCCTGGTGATGTTCAACAGCGTAATCGGACGCCTGAACGGGCGTTATGGAGTCGAGTCATGATCGAATTAACGCCGCGTCAGAATGAAGTGTTCGAAGCTATCAAGGTTCATATCGAAAAGGCTGGCTTCCCACCTACGATGCTGGAGCTTGCCGGATTAATTGGCTGCGCATCACCGAACGCTGCTGTAGCGCACGTGAAGTCACTTAAGAAAAAGGGTTACATCACTGTTGCTCCTGGCGCAGCCAGGGGCATTACCGTCGTCAAAACGGAATGGGATGCAGATCCAGTGACGATCATCAAAGACCTGCTATCCGGTGGAGATAAGGCCAGAGATAACGCTGTTGAATGGCTGAAAAAACAGGGAGTGACGTTATGAAACTGGTGCTCCCGTTCCCACCGAGCGTAAACACATACTGGCGAGCCCCGAATAAGGGGCCGTTAAAAGGCCGCCATTTGATCAGCGCCAAAGGCAGGGCATATCAAAGCGCGGCCTGTGTCGCCATTGTCGAGCAGCTTCGCTTTCTTCCCAAACCTTCAACGGCACCTGCTGCCGTCGAAATTATGTTGTACCCACCAGACGAACGCCGCCGCGACATCGACAACTACAACAAGGCTCTGTTTGATGCGCTTACGCATGCTGGCATTTGGGAGGATGACAGCCAGGTGCAGAAAATGCTGGTGGAGTGGGGGCCGAAAGTGCATGGCGGAAGGGTAGAAATATCGATAACCAGGCATCAACCAACAATGGGGGGAATTGGGTGAGAGCCATACTGACGCCTGAAATTGCGCCGATGTCCGGGGTGGTTCTGTTCCGCCCTGGTACCGAACTGCTCTGGCTATTCCGTCAGGGAAGGGTAGTTATTGAGCCACCATCCGAAGCCATCCAGCATCTGCCATCTGGATTAATCCCTGAAGCCCACCAGCCCCTGACTGACGATGCCAACATGCAGGCTATTTTCGTTAACGAAAGGGTCATTCAGCGAGCTGGTGGATTGAGTAGCCTTGATGCCTGGCTGGAGAGAAAATTTGAATGCCAGTGGCCTCACACTGACTGGCATGCCAGTGACTTTACGGTAATGCGCCACGCTCCGGGGAGCATTCGTCTTTGCTGGTCGTGTGATAACCATTTACGTGAGCAAACCACTGAAAGACTGGCAGGAATTGCCATGCAGAACCTGGTAAAATGGCTGCTGGAAAGGGTAAATATTGATTTAGGTTTCAGCCCTGAACACACTCTTTCGCTTCCTGAGTTCTGCTGGTGGATGGTACGTAATGATCTGGCTGACCTTGTTCCTGAATCAGTGGCGAGTAAAGCACTCAGTATCAAGCCAGAACAGCACAGTTCAGTGATGAGGGAAAGCGACATTGTCCCGTCATTACCGGCTACGCAAATCTTTCAGGAGAAGGCAAAAAAGATAGTGGTGGTGAAGGTCGATCCTGAAACGCCGGAATCTTTCATGCTGAGGCCAAAGCGCCGACACTGGGAAAACGAGAAATACACCCGCTGGGTGAAGTCGCAGCAGTGCTGTTGCTGTAATAACCCGGCAGACGACCCCCACCACCTGATAGGCCACGGGCAGGGTGGAATGGGTACTAAGGCGCATGACCTGTTTGTGATACCGCTGTGCAGAGCGCATCACGACGAGTTACACGCTGATCCTGTGGCATTTGAAGCGAAATACGGCGACCAGTTAACGCTGTTGTTTCGGTTTTTAGATCGTGCGCTGGCAATTGGCGTACTGGCGTAAGTGGAGACGCAAATGATCAATCCTTCAGAAGTAGGTAAATCCGGCGAGTTGGTTCGCCTTCGCACTCTAGAAAGTATCTGGGTACAGGGAAAGCTCCGCATGTGGGGTCGCTGGTCTTATATCGGTGGTGGCTCGGGCGGAAATATGTTCAACCAGTTGCTGGCTTCCGGGAAAATAACCAAATCCGCTATCAACGATGCGCTGCGCCGCATGAAGAAATCCGGCATCACTAAACCCGAGCTTGAAGCATACCTGCGTGAAATCCTCGACAGTAAAAACAAAACTGGCCTGGCGTTCTGCTCAGACGAGGAGGGGCTAAAGATTGACGGCGTTATTGCTGCGGTATTGATGAACGAAGAATACCGTGGGCTGTATGGCGTGATTGTTGATCGTCATCGTCTGCGTAAAAGCAAACTCCAGATGGCTAAAGAGCTTAATTCAAAACACCCCGACTGGACCCTTATTACATGCCGTCGTCGCATTGATACATGGGTAAGTCTTGCAGAATCGATCCTTTACGCACCACTTTGTGACGCTTTCGGCACAAATGGCGACAGATTTAAGTTGCAGAGTGAGCAAGAAAGTGCTTAAATTGTGATAGGCTCGGGACAGTAAAGCGTACTGAGCAACAGAACAAAACATAAGCCCGCCACCAGTGCGGGTTTTTATTTTTTCGGATATCATCCCTTAAAAAAGGGGATGCTATGAAGAAATATCTTTATTTGACTAAACCGGAATGGGTTTTTCCTTGGATCAGAGGTGGGGTTGTTCCTCTGTTTCAGGCCAGCACTTATCTTTCTGACGAAAGAGATGGGGTAATGACTCCTGATGAGAACTTAATTGATACGTCTACGCATGACATTAAAGCGTACGGGAATCTCGCCAGAATCCAGGGTGGTGGCTGTATCTCATTCACAAATTCAACGATTAATGGTGTTTTCCACCCAGGCACTATTAAGTTTGAACAAAGAGTAGAGGATGGATTAGTGCTCTGTCTTGCTAATTCAAAAAGCTCTGAAATTGCAAGAAGGCTGGGTAAGCGCGCATGTGTTGAAATAAGCGATGTTGAACATTTAAAGCGCTATCTTGATAGGCAACTAGGCATTGAAAGTGCTATGCGAGCATGCGAATACACGAATGGCCACAACCGGAACCATTTTTTAAAATCCTCTCTTGATTCCTGGCAGGACGAATTCAGGATTTTCTGGCCTGGAGCAAAATCAACACGTGTTTCAATACCATCAGGTATGGCGAAAAAAGTAAAAATTTGAATGTTTGAAAAGTAATAAAAATAAAATTGGCTAAGAGCCGCTTTTTAAATCACGGGCCACCCACCAAGGGTGGCTTTTTTGTTTCCCCTCGTTCTGAGAGGACTCACGGCAATAAGAGGGGGCTAAATGTCCGATCCTGTTTCTGGCACTACGGTAGCGGCTGGTGGTCTGATGGGGGCCAGCATGTTCGGCCTGGCAACTGGCATAGATTACGGTGTGGTGTTTGGCGCATTCGCTGGCGCGGTGTTCTACGTTGCTACGGCGGTTAATATCAGCCGCCTTAAGCTGGTAGGCTACTTCATCACCTCATTCATCTTCGGCGTTATCGGCGCTCCACTGCTTGGCTCTTACTTCTCCAAATGGACGGGGTATAGCGACAGGCCACTTGATGCGCTGGGCGCGGTAATCGTAGCCGCTATTGCTATTAAGCTGCTGACGTTCGTTAACAGCCAGGATTTGGGTAGCCTGTTTGGAATTCTCTCACGTTTACGTGGTGGAGGGGCCAGCAATGGTAACAAGTGATCCGAGTGCGATGGCAAACGCAATTATCTCTGCTGTTATCGTTATTGCACTGATGTTCTACCAACGCGGCGGGGCGAGACATCGACCTTTGATATCGCTGATGGCTTATTTCACGGTGCTGGTATACGCCAGCGTCCCTTTCCGTTACCTGTTCGGCCTGTACCATGAATCCCATTGGTTTGTGGTGCTGGTCAATGTCCTGATCTGTGCTGCCGTTCTCTGGGCTCGGGGAAATGTAGCGCGCCTGGTTGATGCACTGAGGCACTAATGAACCAATCACAATTTCAAAAGGCGGCAGGTATAAGCGCCGGTCTAGCCGTGCGCTGGTTTCACTATATCGATGCTGCAATGAAGGAATTCGGCATAACCGCGCCGCTCGATCAGGCCATGTTTATCGCTCAGATGGGCCATGAGTCCGGCGGTTTCACCCGGCTGGTGGAAAACCTGAACTATTCGGCAGAAAACCTGGTACCTACGTTCGGCAAGCATCGCATTACTGCACAGCAGGCCGCCGCACTCGGCAGAACGGCAACGCAACCGGCAAATCAAAAAGCGATAGCCAATCTGGTTTATGGCGGTGAGTGGGGCAAAAAGAACCTGGGCAACCAGGTTGCTGGTGATGGCTGGAAATATCGCGGTCGCGGCCTGAAGCAAATCACCGGGCTCAGCAATTACCGCAACTGTGGCCACGCGCTGAAGTTGGACCTTGTAACCCAGCCTGAATTGCTGGAACAGGATGAATATGCTGCGCGCTCCGCTGCATGGTTCTATGTCTCTCACGGATGCCTGCTCCATTCCGGCGACGTGGAGCGCGTGACGCTGCTTATCAACGGCGGCCGTAACGGGCTGGAACAACGGCGCACCCTGTTTAACCTGGCGAAATCTGTGCTGGTGTGAGGTCACTATGGGGTTTGAAACTTTAATTGGTATTGCTGCAGCAGTCATTGCCGCCATCGCTGGCGCTTTCGGCCTGGGCCATATTCGCGGCTCAAGCAAAGCAGAAGCAAAAGCAGATCAGCAGCGTACCGAAGATAACGCAGCGGCAATGGTCGCAGCAGCAGAACGCCGGGTAGAGACAACGAAAGAGGCCAGCAATGTACAGCAGACCGTTAACCATATGCCTGGCGATGATGTTGATCGTGAGCTGCGCACAAACTGGACCCGTAAGGGTTGAGGTAGTGGACACTGCCTGCGATTGGGTTAGACCCATTTACGGCACCGCTCATGACTGGGATGTTCTGGACCGCCAGACGAAGCGCGACATCCTGGCGCATAACAAAGCGTGGCAGGCGAACTGCCAGAAGGTCAGCCCATGAGTTACACGCGATGCACCTTTTGTGGTTCTGGTTTGCACACCCGCGAGAATTGCCCGCATACATGGAACGGCAATGCTCGCCGGGAGAATCTGCGCTGTAGCTACTGCGGCGCCACCGGTCACAATTCTAACGCCTGCCCGCACAACGCCAGCAGATCTAACCGTCGTTGTCTTAATGACGATTTCTATATGGACTGAGGATAAAAAATGTCATCTCCAATCATGAAGTATTTCGCGTATCAGCATCTCCCGTCTCACCTTCAGGAAGTGAGTAAGCCAATCGGTGATCTCGCGGCGCTTATGGACGAAACCCTGCCAGACAGCGCGGAAAAGTCAGCAGGCTTACGCAAACTGCTTGAAGCCAAAGATGCGCTGGTGCGAGCTAAGTTGGGTTAAGGCATTACAGCAGGCATTCCCCGAGTGCCTGTGATAATGTTTTCGGACATATTTTTCAAGGAGCTTTACATGTCCGAATATCTTTTAACCTGGGAATATTATGACCAGGACTGGAATTTGTGTGAGAAAGGAAATTTTGTGATGAGGGTTAATAAAGGTGATTCTTTCTTAGATAGCCTGACTGGTTACACCGAAGCGATGGCTGAAGCCAGAGGTGCAGAAAAGAACAGGGTAGTGGTTAGCTACTGCACAAAAATAAATTAGTCCTGAAACCAACCTATAGCCTCGCAATAGCGGGGCTTTTTATTACCAGAAGAAGGAGAAGAAGCATGTTAACAGTAAAAGTGATGTCGCCGGGCGGCGGCGAAGAGATTCATTGCGGCCTGAGCGTTGGCTTTAATCCCAAACAGCAGAGCATCGCGGTATCTGGAATGGACAAAAATGTTTTCCTTAAACCCGGCGAGGTCGCCTACGTGATGAACCAGAACGGGAAGACGGTATCTCGTTACGAGCATATTTCCCGTCAGGAAGTGCTGCATAACGCGGTGGAATCGTAGCCATTACAAAAAGCTCACCTGCTGGTGGGCTTGATAATGGTTATCCCCTCTAAGGGATAAAGCACTGAATATCCCTTTCAGGGGATAAGTCGGCCTCGCAATTTGCGGGGCTTTTTTATGCGCATCGCACGCGCACATCAAAGAAAGTCTTTCAGCTGTGAGCCTGGGCAAACCGTTAACTTTCGGCGGCTTTGCCGTGCGAAAGGCTCACGTCTAAAAGGGTATTAAAAATGAAAAAACCTTTAAGCCTAAAAGATGCAATGCGCAGCCTTCACGTTATTGAAACCAATGAAGGTATCGAACTACAAAGTGCGGCTGGCACGGCAAAATATGATGCGTGGGGCGCGCGCCGCGAGGTGAATGGTATCCCTGAGTACTTTCCCTCCTCTGTCACGGTAAATAAGCGTCAGCCAGCGCCAGTGGACGATAAGGGTCCATCTGTATCTGATGAACCGCGCGCACCATTAGTACGAGCGATAAAGGTTCGTGTTGAGATCGACACCACAGACGTACAAAAGATTATTTGTGAACTGGATGACAAAATCCGTAACAGCGATGCATTTAAAGTCCTGAAAGCTAGCATGTCTCTCTGTGTTGAAGGTGACCAGCGCAAGGTAGCGTTTGAGGCTGACCGATTTAAGGTGAATGAAGCCGCTCAATCAGCCAGCAATAATGAAGAGACGGCCTTCAATGGTGGTCTGGCTTTCTGTGGTTTCCCTGGGGCAATTAGTCATGATGGGGCTAATCCCGCTGATGGCGATAAAGCTACCGCTGAACCAATCAGTTCAATTGCTTCAGCGACTGGCATAGCCACCAAGACGCGACTAACCGACGAGATGCAAGAACTGGTTGTCAAGGCTGTACGCGAAAGCGATCTGTTTACATCCATTCAGACTGCGATAGATGCTCAGGCAGCATCAGCCGTTGCTCTGCAACAGGCAGTGAATGATGTAGTTGGCGATGCTATTCGCAACGCACTGAAGCCCGGTGGAATGATTTGGACGAGCTTTCAATCATGCCGGCATTAATCCCACGAGCGTGCCGTAAGCGTGGCTGCCCTGGCACAACCACTGATCGCTCAGGATACTGCGAGAAGCACCGCAATGAAGGCTGGCAACAGCATCAACAGGGAAAGAGTCGCCACGAGCGTGGCTACGGTAGACCGTGGGATATCATGCGTGCGCGCATCCTGAAGCGCGACAACCATTTTTGCCAGAACTGCCTGCGCGGTGGGCGTGTAGTACCTGCAAAGACAGTTGACCACATCAAGGCAAAGGCACACGGCGGTACTGATGATGACTCAAACCTCGAAAGTCTTTGCTGGCCCTGCCACCGCACCAAAACAGGGCGCGAACGAATCAAATGATAATCATTATCATCGCGTTCGGCCATGGGGAGGGGCGGGTCAAATCTCTGGAGCCTGCCACCTAAAGGACCGCCGCCTCAGTCGATTTTTTATACCCGCGAAAAATGAAATTTAACCAGGAGTGTCGCTTATGGCTGGAACGGCGGGGCGTTCCGGGCGTCGACCCAAGCCAACGGCGCGCAAGGAGCTGGCTGGCAACCCCGGAAAGCGAGCCCTGAATAAAGACGAACCGGTGTTTACCCCGATTAAGGGTGTGGCACCACCGGAGTGGTTTGAAGAGGACGACCTCCCTCTCGCAGCGATTATGTGGGAGCTAACAACAAAAGAGTTATGTGGTCAGGGGCTGCTCTGCGTAACTGACCTGGCTGTACTCGAACGCTGGTGTGTTGCTTACGAATTCTGGCGCAGGGCCGTTAAGAATATTGCCTCTGATGGACTTTCTGTCTTCGGCGCTATGGGCGGGAAAATTAAAAACCCTGAACTGACAGCCAAGAAAGAACAGGAATCGGAAATGAGCTCTACCGGTTCAATGCTTGGTCTTGATCCAAGCAGTCGTCAACGCCTGATCGGGCTCGCTGGACAGAAGAAAACCTCTAACCCCTTCCTGAAGATGATTAACTCATGAGCCGGAAATCGTACCCAAACGTTAACGCCGCGAACCAGTACGCCCGCAACGTTGTGCGGAGGAAAATACCGGCGTGTCAGTATGTCATTCATGCCTGTCAGCGTCATATTGACGATATGGCCAGGGAAAAAAGCCGAAAATTCAGATACCGCTTTGACAAGGATATGGCGGAGAAAGCTGCGAAGTTTATTCAACTCTTGCCTCATACAAAGGGTGAGTGGGCATTCAAACGGATGCCGATCACCCTGGAGCCGTGGCAATTGTTCATAGTGTGTTGTGCATTTGGTTGGGTACAGAAAGGAACTAAGCTCCGCCGGTTCCGCGAGGTCTACACTGAGATTCCGCGTAAGAACGGTAAATCCGCAATTTCAGCTGGCGTGGCGTTGTTCTGCTTCACCTGTGATAACGAATTTGGGGCCGAGGTATATTCCGGTGCCACGACAGAGAAGCAGGCATGGGAAGTTTTCAGACCAGCACGCCTGATGTGCAAGCGCACACCTCTGCTGGTGGAAGCGTTCGGCATAGAAGTAAACGCCTCTAACCTTAACCGACCAGAAGATGGTGCACGCTTTGAGCCGCTGATTGGTAATCCTGGTGACGGGGCATCACCACACTGCGCCATTGTTGACGAATACCATGAACATCCAACGGATGCGTTATATACAACCATGCTGACAGGTATGGGAGCACGGCGTCAGCCCTTGATGTGGGCGATAACGACAGCAGGGTATAACATCGAAGGGCCTTGTTATGACAAGCGCCGTGAAGTGATCGAAATGCTAAATGGCACAGTCCCGAATGAAGAGCTGTTTGGCGTGATTTATACAGTGGATGAGGGCGACGACTGGACGGACCCTAAGGTTCTGGAAAAGGCAAACCCGAATATGGGGGTGTCTGTCTATCGTGATTTTCTGCTCAGCCAGCAAATACGCGCTGTGAATAATGCCCGCCAGGCAGGTGTATTTAAAACGAAGCACCTGAATATCTGGGTTGCAGCAAGAGCGGCATTTTTCAACCTGGTATCGTGGCAAGGCTGCGAGGATGAAACCCTTAGCCTTGAGCAATTTGAGGGACAGCCATGTGTCCTGGCATTTGATATGGCACGAAAACTGGATATGAACAGCATGGTGCGTTTGTTCACACGGGAGATTGACGGGAAAACTCACTATTACTGCGTTGCCCCTAAATTCTGGGTTCCCTATGACACTGTTTATAGTGTTGAGAAAAACGAAGACCGCCGTACCGCCGAACGCTTTCAGAAATGGGTCGAACTGGGAGTATTGACAGTAACGGATGGGGCAGAGGTTGATTACCGCTATATTCTTGAAGAAGCAAAGGCGGCGAACAAACTAAACCCGGTTAGCGAGTCACCTATAGATCCGTTTGGGGCGACAGGACTTTCACATGATCTTGCGGACGAAAAGCTTAACCCCATCACGATAACCCAGAACTATACCAATATGTCCGACCCGATGAAGGAGCTTGAGGCTGCCATTGAGTCTGGCCGTTTCCATCACGATGGTAACCCTATCATGAGCTGGTGTATCAGTAATGTGGTCGGGAAATATCTGCCAGGTAACGATGATGTTGTCAGGCCCATCAAGGAGCAGAACGAAAACAAAATCGACGGTGCGGTCGCATTGATTATGGCAATTGGTCGTTCGATGCTCTTTGAGAAAGAGGACACACTTTCCGACCGCATTGAATCCCACGGCATACGCTCACTTTAATCGAGGCGATTATGATCCTTCAAATTCTCACTCCTCTGGTTGGAGTGATGGGTGCCCTTTTGCTTTCATTTGGTGCATGGATGATTTATCAGCCAGCAGGCTATATTGCTGGTGGCTTGTTGTGCATCGTCTGGTCATGGCTAATGGCTAAGTTTCTTGCCTCTCCGGCGACGAACTCTACGGGAGGTGACTGATGTTTTTCCCCGGAATGTTTGCAAAAAGTAGCCAGCCAGTAACATCACCGGCAGAACTGGCTGAAGCAGTGGGAATGACTTACGACACTTATACCGGAAAGCGTGTCACCAGCCAGAGAGCTATGCGTCTGACGGCAGTTTTTGGGTGTGTAAGGGTTCTTGCAGAATCGATGGGGATGCTGCCGTGTAACCTTTTTAAATCCTCAGGCAACACAAAACAGAAAGCAACTGGAGAGCGCCTTTACAAGCTGCTCTCAATGAAGCCTAACGATTATATGACCCCACAGGAGTTTTGGGAGCTCGTGATCGTTTGTCTTTGTCTAAGGGGAAACTTTTACGCTTACAAGGTAAAAGCTCTGGGGGAGGTAGTTGAACTACTTCCACTCGATCCGGGGTGCGTCCAACCAAAGCTAAATAGCCAGTGGCAACCAGTTTACATGGTGACTTTTCCAGATGGGTCTACAGACGTTCTTGGTCAGGATGATATCTGGCATGTAAGGACGCTGACCCTTGACGGTCTGGTCGGCCTTAATCCGGTAGCTTATGCCAGAGAGGCGATTTCTCTTGGGATGGCTACTGAAGAACATGGTGCACGATTATTCAGTAATGGTGCGGTGACAACGGGTGTATTAAGAACCGAACAAACTCTTACCGATGCGGCGTATGGCCGCCTGAAAAAAGACTTTGAAGACCGCCATCTTGGGTTAAGTAATGCCCACCGACCGATGATCCTTGAAATGGGGCTCGACTGGAAATCTATGGCTCTCAATGCTGAAGATAGTCAGTTCCTTGAAACAAGGAAATTCCAGCTTGAGGAGATTTGTCGTTTATTCCGCGTTCCTCTTCATCTGGTACAAAACACTGATCGCGCAACCTTCAGCAATATCGAAAATCTCGGCATTGGGTTTATCAACTATTCGCTAGTGCCATATATGACCCGTATTGAGCAACGCATTAACGTTGGGTTGGTAAAGGAGTCAAAGCAGGGCACCTTCTACGCAAAATTCAACGCAGGCGCGCTGTTACGCGGGGATATGAAATCCCGATTCGAATCCTATGCAACCGGAATTAACTGGGGCATTTATTCGCCTAATGATTGTCGGGAACTGGAGGAACTCAACCCGAGGGCAGGGGGGGATGTTTACCTGACACCGATGAACATGACGACAAAGCCGTCTGACAGCAATAAGAGCAAAACAACCGAGGAACAACATGATGCCGATGACTAAACAGCGGCTGGATATTCCGCTGAAGCTAAAGTCTGTCAGCGACAGCGGGGAGTTTGAAGGCTATGGCTCTGTGTTTGGGGTTAAGGACAGTTACGACGATGTAGTTGTTCCCGGAGCGTTCAGTAAATCACTTCAGTCATGGCGGGAGAAAAACGCACTTCCTGCCATGCTCTGGCAGCACCAGATGGATGAACCCATCGGAGTCTATACAGAAATGAAAGAGGATGAGGTCGGATTATACGTTAAGGGGCGATTGCTGATTGATGACGATCCTCTGGCAAAGCGAGCACATGCCCATATGAAGGCCGGTTCTTTAACCGGCCTTTCTATTGGTTACATGCTGAAAGACTGGGAATACGACAGAACGAAAGAGGTTTTTCTTCTGAAGGAGATCGACCTCTGGGAAGTTAGCCCGGTGACGTTTCCATCAAACGATGAGGCGCGTATCAGCGATGTTAAAAGCGCTGTCGCCCGTGGTGAAACCCCATCACAGAAATGTATTGAACGAGTCCTGCGCGATGTTGGGCTCTCACGCACCCAGGCCAAAGCATTCATGGCCGGGGGCTATGGCAACCTCTCTCAGCGTGACGCTGATGGCGTGGATGCCGCACTGGATGCACTGAAAAACATCAAATTTTAATCAGGAGTTGAATTATGGCAGTCGAAATTAAAGACGTTGAGCAGGTCGCGCAGGATTTGCAGCAAAAATTCGATGATTTTAAAGCGAAAAATGATAAGCGCATTGACGCTATCGAATCTGAAAAAGGCAAGCTGGCCGGAGAAGTTGAAACACTTAACGGCAAGCTGACCGAGCTGGATCAGCTTAAAACCGCGCTGGAAGATGAGCTTAAACAGCTTAAACGTCCCGCTGGTGGCACTCAAAGCAAGGCCGCAAGCGAGCACAAAACCGCTTTCATCGACTTTATGCGAAAGGGTAAGGATGATGGACTTCGCGACTTGGAACGTAAAGCCTTGCAGGTAGGTGTTGATGAAGACGGCGGTTTCGCTGTTCCGGAAGAGCTTGACCGCGCCATTCTTGATCTTCTGAAAGACGAAGTGGTTATGCGCCAGGAAGCGACGACTATCACAGTCGGCGGCGCAAACTATAAAAAACTGGTTAACCTCGGTGGATCTGCTTCAGGTTGGGTAGGTGAAACGGATGCGCGCCCTGCGACTAATGCCTCCAAACTCGGTCAGATTGAGCCTTTTATGGGGGAAATCTACGGCAACCCGCAAGCCACTCAAACGATGCTGGATGACGCATTCTTCAATGTTGAAGACTGGATCAACAGTGAGCTGGCGATTGAGTTTGCAGAGCAGGAAGAGATCGCCTTCACCAGCGGTAACGGAACCAAGAAACCAAAAGGTTTTCTGGCCTATGCATCATCACTGGATGATGATAAAACCCGCGCGTTCGGCACTCTTCAGCACATTCTCTCAGGCGCTACTGCTGGTTTAACTGCTGATGCGATCATCAAGCTGGTTTACACCCTGCGAAAAGTACACCGTAACGGCGCTAAGTTCATGATGAACAACAACAGTCTGTTCGCTACTCGAATCCTGAAAGATTCCGAAGGCAACTATCTGTGGCGTCCTGGTCTTGAGCTTGGCCAGCCTTCGGCTCTGGTCGGGTACGGTGTGGCTGAGAATGAACAAATGCCTGACATTGCGGCCGATGCTAAAGCAATTGCATTCGGTAACTTCAAACGTGGTTACACCATTGTTGATCGTATTGGCACACGCATTCTCCGTGACCCGTACACCAATAAGCCATTTGTCGGCTTTTACACTACCAAGCGCACTGGTGGGATGCTGGCTGATTCCCAGGCGATTAAATTGCTCCAGATTGGTACCGGGGCTTAATTCATCACGGGGGCGATAGCCCCCATTTTTACAGGATTAAGTTATGTTCATACTTAAAAAGAATGTTAAGTGGTCCCCTGATGGCTGTCGCGTGGAAGTTGTGGCAGCCGGTTCGTATCAGGATGGTGAGTTACCAGATCGCTTTTTAGTTATTGCGGAAGAGCTGGGGGTCATTGATACAGTTGAAGGTGGTGAAAAAAAACCTGATGCTGATCAGCAGCCAGAGCAGCCAGAGCAGCCAGAGCAGCCAGAGCAGCCAGAGCAGCCAGAGCAGCCAGAGCAGCCAGAGCAGCAGCCAGCTCCACAGAAATCAAAAAAATAACCCGCTATTAGCGGGTATTTTGTATGGAGCAAAGCATGTTTCCAACTGTTCCAGAACTCCGGCTTCAGTGTCGAATTGATAGCGATGATTCGACTGAAGATCAGATGCTATCCCTTTACCTCAAGGCCTCAGTGAAGCATTCCGAAATCATTGTTAATCGCCGCCTCTATGAGAATGAAGTACCCGCAGAAGATCCTGATGGTTTGCTGGTATCTGATGATATCAGGTTGGCTTTAATGCTTCTGGTTTCGCATTGGTATGAAAACCGTGAGCCAGTAAATATCGGGAATATCACAACCACATTGCCATTCGGGATTGAGGCAATTCTCAAGCCATACAGGATAAGGCCTGGTACGTAGGAGGGGATATGCAGGCTGGAAGACTACGGCATCTAATTACCATCCAGAACTTCACGGCAACGCGGGATTCTTCCGGGCAACCGGTAGAGGAATGGGTGGACGGAGCGAACACCCGAGCCGAAGTTAAAGGTATCAGTGGGCGTGAGCTGGTGGCTGCTGGTGCTGAAACAGCTGAGGCAACAGTACGGGTATGGATGCGGTATCGGCATGATGTTTCGGCAGCCTCCCGAATTAAGGTTACGACAGGGCCATTTAAAGGGAGCACTCTGAATGTTGTTGGTCCCCCAATACCTGATGCAAAAGGGGTTCTGCTTGAGGTTCTCTGCAAGCTGGGGGTGGAGAAGTGATTGACATTAATCTCGATTTTTCAGGATTGAATGACATAGCCAGGGATTTAGAACTGCTCAGTAAGGCTGAAAACAACAAGGTTCTGCGTGATGCTACGCGCGCCGGTGCCGAAGTGCTTAAGGAAGAGGTGATCGCACGCGCACCAGTGCGAACCGGGAAACTGAAAAAAAACGTGGTGGTGGTGACCCAAAAAAGCCGCCGCCGCGGGGAAATTTCTTCCGGCGTCCATATTCGTGGCGTTAACCCGCGCACCGGCAACAGCGATAACACGATGAAGGCGAATAACCCGAGAAACGCCTTTTACTGGCGATTCGTTGAGCTGGGCACCGCGAACATGCCTGCACATCCGTTTGTGCGACCCGCTTACGATACTCGCGAGGAAGAGGCCGCCAGCGTCGCCATTGCCAGGATGAATCAGGCTATTGATGAGGTATTGAGCAAGTGAATGAAGATAATATCTACGCCTTGCTTTCTCCCCTGGCAGAAGGACGGGTATATCCCTATGTTGCGCCATTAGGTAGTGACGGGAAACCGTCTGTCTCGCCACCCTGGATTATCTTTTCCATCGTCGATGATGTTTCCGCTGACGTACTGTGTGGCCAGGCGGAATCCAGCACATCAGTGCAGATCGATGTTTACTCACTGACCATTAAGGAAGCCAGATCCATTCGCGATCATGCGCTGGAGGCCGTTAAGTCCCTGGCTCCGACTGAGATAACGAAAATTCAAGGCTATGAACCCGATTTCCGGCTTTACCGCGCCACGATCGATTTTCGGATCACATCCTGAAACGTTAACCAACCCTGAACAACCCGCTCCGGCGGGTTTTTTATTACCTCTGACACCGCGCTTCACACGCGCACGTTATAATCCTGGAGCCTACAGAAAGCGAGCCTGAGAGTCAGTTGTACTCCGGGGCTGCTGACTCTGTGTGACAGGCTCACTTTCTATAGGTAAATCTCATGAAATATCCAACCGTATCAGTAAACGGCGTTTCCGTTCGCGTTGATGACGAGGGACGCTATAACCTCAATGATCTCCATGCTGCGGCGGTCGCAAACGGAGAGGCTACAGAGCAGCAGCGTCCAAGTCAGTTTTTACGTAGCGCTCAGGTAAAGCGATTTATCAAGGCACTTAAATCCAAAGTGCAAAAAAGCACTCTGGAACAAATTCAACCACTTAGAGTTGTTAATGGTGGTGATGAACCTGGAGTGTGGGGCGTTGAGCTACTGGCCATTCGCTACGCAGCCTGGATTAAGCCTGAGTTTGAGATTGAAGTATATGAGGTGTTCAGAACAGTGGTTCGCCTCGGCATCAGTGCCATGTCACGCCTGAATAAATTAGATCACATCATTAATACTGAGACTAAAGCGATAAGCCAGTGCGCCAGCCAGATGGCGAAGTGGGGTGTCGGCGGCAGAAAGAAAATCCTCCTTTCTGCGCGGGAGCGGGTGGTTGGTGAAGTACAGATGTACTTACCAGGCATCAATTAAACTCGCGAAATGGTCTTTGTTGCTGACAATCTCAGCATTCCAGGCATGATTGATTTACTTAGTAATTTCTTTTCAGAAAGACACCCACCTCCCGCTTCGGCGGGTTTTTACTTTTATGGAGACAACTATGTCTGCACTTTATGAAAAATCGCAGCTGACGAAGATCCTTATTTCCTCCCTGCCAGCCACCAAAGAAACGATGGATTCCGCAACCTTTCTCGATCTGAGTTGCACCATCAAAGAAATTCAGTTCACTGGTGGCCAGAAGCAGGATATCGACGTAACAACGCTTTGCTCTACCGAGCAGGAGAACATCAACGGCCTGCCTTCTCCGTCAGAAATCTCTCTATCCGGTAACTTCTACAAGAATCCGGCGCAGGACGCCTTGCGTGAAGCGTATGACAACGATACGACCTACGCTTTCCAGGTTATCTTCCCGTCCGGCAAGGGCTTTAAGTTCCTGGCTGAAATCCGCCAGCACACCTGGTCTTCCGGTACCAACGGCGTAGTGGCGGCAACGTTCTCCCTGCGCCTGAAAGGTAAGCCTGAAAACATCGAGTCTGGCTCCTGAGAGGTCTCATGAAGAATATTAAAAATCTCGCCCTGGCTAAGATGTCGGGATTTCGTCATAAGACGGTCGCCGTTCCTGAGTGGGAAGGCGTCAAAGTGGTTCTCCGTGAGCCGTCTGGTGAAGCCTGGCTGCGCTGGCAGGAGGTGGTGAAAGCGGGTGCTGATGATGAAAATGTGTCGGTATCGGAAAAGGCACACCGTAATCTTTGCGCTGACGTGGTGCTCTTCATTGACGTCCTGTGCGACACCGATAAGCAACCGGTATTCAGCGTAGACGAAGAAGAGCAGGTACGTGAAATCTACGGCCCCGTCCATTCACGCCTGCTCAAACAGGCGCTTGACCTGATCAACAATGCGGACGAAGCGCGGGAAAAGTCTCAACCCCCGGCGTAAAGTTTCTGATGTCGCTTGCGCTCCGGATGGGGCGCACGCTCTCAGAGCTTCGGCAGAATATGACGGCAAGCGAGCTTCTGATGTGGATTGAGTACGACAGGCAAAGTCCGGTTGGCGATATCCGTGGCGACATTCAGGCAGCTCAGCTCGTCTCTGCCATCTACGGTTCGCAGGGGGCAAAAGTACCGCTGGACGATGCGATCCTGCGATGGGGTGGCGATGAGCAATCAGAACCGAAGGACCCGTTTGCTGGGCTTGAGGCTGCACTTACTGCCGCGACGCAGTGACTTTTGACCCAGATAATATTAGGATTCTTAGACTGATAATGCTGGGGAACCAAAATGGAAATTTTACTAGTTTCAATTGTTATAGGCTTAATTCCAGCCTTAATTGCTCAAAGCAAAGGAAGATCTTTCTTTGCATGGTGGGTGTATGGTGCTCTGCTATTCATAATTGCTTTTGTACATTCTTTGGTAATAAAGAAGGATGTTGCGGCAGAAGAAAAAGACTTAATTGAAAACGATGGTATGAAGAAGTGCCCATTCTGTGCAGAGTTAATCAAAAGCGAAGCTATTAAATGTAAGCACTGTGGTAGTGATTTAGCAGTCGATTCCCCACCGGTTAAGACTGATGAAGAATACCTCGAAGAAGCCAGGCAAAAGGTCTGGAAACAATAAAAATAAAACCGCTTCGGCGGTTTTTTTACGTCTGGAGTTAGACTAAATGGCAACTTTACGTGAGTTAATAATCAAAATTTCCGCTAACTCGCAATCATTCCAGACGGAAATTTCCCGCGCTTCACGTATGGGGCAGGATTATTACCGCACCATGCAAAATGGTGGCCGTCAGGCTGCCGCTGCCGCCCGAGAGAGCGAAAGGGCGTTATCTGATCTGACCGCTGGGTTTGCATCGGCAGGAAGAGCCGCTGCTGCTGCTACGGCCGCTTTTGCGACTGGTAAGCTCGTGCAGATTGCTGATGAGTGGAATTCAGTAAACGCCCGTCTTAAGCAGGCATCATCTTCAGCTGATGATTTTGCTGCCTCTCAGCGCCAGTTAATGGAAATCAGCCAAAGAACTGGCACCGCGTTTTCAGACAACGCAAACCTTTTTTCACGCGCAGCTGCTTCAATGCGTGAGTTTGGGTATAGCTCTGACGAAGTTCTGAAAATTACCGAAGCTGTTTCTACCGGCCTTAAACTTTCGGGGGCTAATACTCAGGAAGCGAGTTCTGTTATCACTCAATTCAGCCAGGCTCTGGCGCAGGGCGTTCTTCGCGGTGAAGAATTCAACGCCGTTAACGAAGCAGGTGATCGTGTTATCCGCGCACTTGCCGCCGGAATGGGCGTGGCCCGCAAAGACCTGAAGAGCATGGCTGACCAGGGGCAACTTACGATTGATAAGGTTGTTCCTGCATTAATGAGCCAGTTGGGCTCATTACAGGGTGAGTTTGCCAGCATGCCGCAAACAGTTTCCGGATCCCTGCAAAAAGTCACAAACTCGTTCATGGCATGGGTTGGAGGTGTCAACCAGGCTACAGGTGCTACCGATGCGCTATCTGGTGGCCTAGACGGAGTTGCCCAAACGCTTGATTCATTTACCTCTTCGGCAGTAAGCGGCGCACTAAGTGATGTTGCAGACAATATGTCCACGATCACAACAGTGGCGGGTGCACTTGTTGGCGTTGGGCTGGCAAGGTATCTCAGTGGAGTAGTAACTAGCGCCACGAGCGCAACCGGCGCGCTAATTTCTGCGGCTAAGTCAGAGGTTGCTCTTGCCGTTGCACAGGATAAGGCTGCGCAGTCTGCCGTTGCCGCCTCAAGGGCGGAGGTTTATAGGGCTCAGCAAGCTGTACAGAGATCGCGTAGCGCAGATGTTCAGGCTGCGCAGCAAGAGAAAATTGCTGCGGCAGAAGCAAAAGTCACTGCAGCCCAGGCCAGGCTGACTACCGCTCTAGCCAGCGGTTCTGCTACAGAGAAAGTCAGAGCCAGAACAGCGCTTGAGCGTGCGCAGGCAGGTCTGGTGGCAGCAAAAAACGCCGATGCACAGGCTATCGCTGAAAGACGCCTGGCTTCCGCGGAGGCCGCCAGAGACCGGAACCTTGCAAATCGTGTTACCACCCAAAGCAATCTCAATAGTGTCACATCTGTTGGCACCCGCCTTTTAAGCAGTGCCCTCGGGCTCATTGGCGGCGTGCCGGGATTGGTGATGCTTGGAGCCGGTGCCTGGTATGCGGTGTATCAAAATCAGGAGCAGGCTCGGCGCTCTGCTCAGGAGTATGCCAGCACGATAGATGAAGTCAGTAAAAAGACGAGGGCAATGACCCTTCCTGAAGCTTCAGATAATGCAGAGAAAACTCGTGCCGCACTGAATGAACAAAACAGGCTAATTGATGAACAAAAGAGCAAGGTTGAAAGCCTGAAAGAGCAGATAGCTGGTTATCAGTCAGTGATTAGTAATCCCGGTCCAACTACCAGCGGTGGTTTCATGATTAACCACCTGACATATTTGGACACTGTGACTCGTGGGCTGGCTACGGCTACAGAGCAGTTATCTGTTGAGCAAGAAAGACTTGCTCAGATGCAGCAAGAATCCGCTTCTATTCAACAGGTTCTGGAAGGGCTTGAACATCGCCGGGTGGCACTCATTCGAGAAGAGGCTGCTAATCAAAACCGGGCTTATCAATCTCTCCTGTTGATGAATGGGCAGCATGACGAATTTAACCGTCTGCTGGGGCTGGGAAATCAGCTATTAATGGCCCGGCAAGGGCTGGCGAACGTCCCTCTCAGACTTCCTCAGGCCGACCTCGACAAAAAGCAAACCGATGCCCTCGAAAAGAGCCGTCGGGATCTTGAGTTGTCACGCCTGAAGGGTGAGGCCAAAGAGCGCCTGCGTCTGAGTTATGCAGCCGATGACCTGGGGTTAACCAGTGATCCGCAATTCCAGACAGGCCGTCAGGAGTTGATTAATAACGGTCTTGCTGAATGGCGGAATAATGAGGCCAACAAACCTAAGGCGAAGGGTGGTAAAACCGAAGGCGAGAAAACCGAGGATGTGTATAAGCGCCTTATCAAGCAGCAAAAAGAGCAGATTGCCCTGCAAGGCCAGAATACTGAACTGGCGAAGGTTAAATACCAGGTCAGCCAGGGCGAGCTTGCTTCTCTGACAGAAGCCCAGAAAAAGACGGTATTGCAGAATGCTGCGCTCATTGACCAGGTTAAATTGCGTGAGCAACTGCGAAATTACGAAGCCAACCTTGCTGACAGTAACGCCAGCGCCCGCGCAGCCAATGAAGCGCAACTGCTGGGCTATGGGCAGGGAGCCAGGTTCCGTGAAAGACTTCAGGAGCAGTTCAATCTGCGTAAGGAGTTTGAGCAGAAGAATACCGATCTTCTCCGCCAGCGTCAGGCTGGTGAAATCGACGAGACGTTCTATCAGCAGGGGCTGGCACTTAATAAGCGCTACCTCGAAGAGCGCCTGCGCGACCAGGAGGGATATTACGTCGCTTCTGATGCGCAGCGTGACGACTGGATGACGGGCTTGTCTGAGGGGTATGCGAACTGGGTGGACGAAGCTACTGATTATTCTTCCATGGCTGCTGACGGCATGAAGCAGGCCATGGGTGGCGCGGTCACCACGATCACCGAC